TCTATGTCCCGAGATCCTCTAACTTATTGCCAACGCAAGGAAATGACGCTCCGGCATGGGGCACCACCATCACGAACGTCGCTTGTTTTCTATCAACAAAATGCAGGTTTTTGCCCCACCTCAAAGGCTATCTATGCGCGTGGGACAAGCTTTGTCGTTAGATTGCATGTTGTGCCCATGGTGTAGAGAAACTTGTGTTAACAGGTTTTCTTTAAACCTCTTGCGTCTGATTTTGCACAAGGCTACCAATATAGTGGCTAGAGGGAGCACAGATGTCACAGGCGGCCGAAATCAGCAGTTGGGGAATCCAATCCGCAACGGTTTCACTTTTTATAAATGGCGCTCACAAGGCTTCGCCAAGCGAATTATATCAGCTGGCATACCGCGAACGGGCGGCTGTCACTAATGAGGTAACTAATCCTCAGTTTGGTACGCTTGGTCAGGCTACATCAGACCAGCAGAAGGCTACTGTGTACGCCGTGCAGCTTCAGCCTGGGCGGCTTGATTTTGCTTTTGGCGCTACGCTTGGAGATGACAGTTTGCCATCCTTGCAATCCGACGTAGTTGCGGTGGTTTCCAAGTTGTGCGGCAGCACGAGCAACGCACTGCCCGCGATCGAAGAAATAGCGAGGATAGCGATCAATGTCCGTTTGGCAAAATTTTTTGCTGAATTGCCAGCGGCTAATACGGAAATAGCCGGACTGCTTCCATTTAAGTTGGAATTGGGAACAAACCGCGACTTTATTTTTCAGCTAAATTCGCGAGCAACAGAAGGCAATCTCGAGTTTAACAGAATTTTGAAATGGTCCAGTGAGACGATACAATTGTTAAGCGGCGTATCCACTGACGGATCTCAAGTGATAATGCCAAGCTTTTCGAGGGAGTTGTGGGCCGCAAGTGTACACTTCGACTTTAATTCCGTTGTTCCGAGACCTATCTTTAAAATAGCAGAGGCTGCGGCCGCTATCGATGTGATTGGCAAGAGCATTCTTAAAGCGCGCGAAAGTAACTTGAGGCTCGACTAATGCAGTCAACGTTGGCAAGAAAACTAATAGATGGTCGGTCGCTTGCCCTTACCTGGCCGGAAATCTCAGCCTCGTATCTCAAGGACCATCTGCTGGGGCAAGAGTACAGCAGCTGTACCACCAGCGTGTCTCTACCCAGAGGGCTCGTTAGACGTGGCGCCGATCTCGCTTACAAAGCGATCTCAATCGCTCTTCTGGACGAAGCAAAATCTGGTGTCTGGCGCTGGCAGGAAGATCCTAAGCCTGGCACAGAGGTTTCGAGTTCATGGATGGCTCTCGATGATGCAAATTTTGTTCTGTCACCGTTCACCGCGACGAGCATATTTGATGCAATCAAGGACCTATCCGCTGGACAGACAAATTTGTGGTTGGAACCGGCCAATGACGTAGACAGTGCAGAGCCCACCTCATTGGCGGACTCTGAAAGTGTGAAAGGCATTTCTCAGAGGCTTGGTGACCTATCTGAGGAGGCCTCAAGCGATGGAATTTCGATTTCGCTATCGTCGAAGGCGGACCTCTGGAAGTTTGTAGCGACCGCAGCACCGAGCCGCCGTCCTTCGTTGTCACTCCTCGATACGGGCACGATACGGGCTGTGTGGAAAAATACAGCAAAGGAGCAGGTCGCCGTACACTTCAAAGGTGACGGCAGCGCCAATTACGTGCTGTTTTATCTGCGTGAAGAAAATATGGTCCGAGACTACGGAACTGGAAAAATTGAGCACGTCAGAGAACTTATCACCGAACAAAAATTGTGGCGGCTCCTTGCCAATGAAGGGTGACCCGCTCCCTGAGCCCGACCACGTATTGCGATACGTAAGGCCTGCCCACCTAGACAATGGCGCTCCAACGGGCAGTGCCTTTTATTCACGACCGATTGATGAAAACAAACCATCTTACAATTGGATGGAGTGTTTTGCGGGCGAGTGCGAAGAACAAGTTGCGCAGATTCGAGGCCGCCAGCGTCTCAAGCCTGCCAAGACTGCGGTTTTGGCAAGGCTGAATATCGGCACTGTTATTAATGCGCTAAAGGAAGCGTTCCCGAAAGACTGCAAGTCGGAATTTGTTTATGATCCTCTGGAAGCGGATGAAAAATTCCAGTTCGACGACATCTCGCATTCGCTCATGACCAGTATGCCCGCCGAGGGAGAACCGTTGGTCGAAGCAATGGGCGACGTAATAGCTGAATGCGTGATCGAGCAATTTCCAGCCTGCCAAATCGCTGAGTAGCGAGGTTCAAAGCGGTATAATTTTGTGGATAGCCGCTGCCGCAATTTTCTTTCTACGAGCTTTCTTCGTGTATCTCGTTGTTTGATTTTTTGTCGTCCAGCCGAAAATCGCCATCAGCTCCTCATCAGTCGCGCCGTTTTCGGCAGCGATCGTTGCGCCCGCTTTACGCAGGCCATGGGTCGAGCAGTGGAAGAGTTGAGCATCGTTGCACCAGTCGCGCATCTTGTTGCCAAGACCCTTTGTCGTGAAGGGCCTACCGAACTCCGTCACGAGCAACGTCAGATTGCCAACCTGGCTTTCGTCGATGGTCTTTTGCAGCTCAGGCAGCACCGGAATTTCGACGGTGACACCGCTGGTCTTCTTCGTCTTCTCCGGCCGGATCGTCAGGAGGCCATCGCGAATGTGCTGCCGACCGAGGATGGCGAGATTATTCAGCCGCAGGCCGGTGTAGAGAGCCAGATGCAGCATAAGGCGCGCTTTGCTGCCGGCGGGGTGCTTTGCCTCATACTGGCGGACTTCCTCGACGGTCCATGTGTGGAAGCCATCGCCAGAATAGAGCAGCTTTATCTTGGCGGCAGGATTGCTCTGCGCGCCCTCGATGTCGTTTTCGATCGCCCATGAAAAGAGAGCGGAAATCGCGCGGACGATTTCGTTCTGAGCGCCTGGTGTCTCGCGCAGCTCGTCGCGCATATCCAGCACATGGCGGCGCAGCATGTCCTTATAGGGGAGATCGCCGCAGCGGGCGTCTCCGAATTTGTAATCGCAGACGTCTTCCAAAATAGTAGACCGCCGCGCCAGAAGTGTATCGTTGATCTTGCCTTTGATGCGGCGCTTGTACTGCTCAAGCAGCCAGTCGACAGTTCCCACCTCATGCTGACGCTTCAGTGTCACTTTCGCCTTTGGCGATGCTCCGGCCGGCTCATAGGCTACACCGAGGCGCGCGCAGGCGACTTCCCTATCAAAAGCTTCCGTGCCAGGACTTTCGCGCAAGCGCACCTTGGCGCGGCCGGGCGCGCGAAAGTAATAGCGCGCTTCCCGCGTACGCCAGTTGCGATCGAGGCTGACACCCTTCGGCAGTTTATCGTTGAGTTTTTTTGGCATTGTCGAAAGCATTGCCTATCGTTGTAATTGCGTCAAGCGCGTCCTGCTCGCCTCCCTTGTGGGGCAGTTTGCGGAACGCATCGATCAGCTCCGCGACGTCATAGACTAGGCGCTCACCGATCATGCGCGGCTTCGGCATGGTGCCGACCTCGACCGCCTTGTCAAAGAGGTTGGTTCCAATCCCGACAAGAGCTGCGGCCTGCTCGCGGTTGATGCCAAGCGGCGGCAGGGAATGCGGGAGGATTTCGAGCTTCATTGCCTTCATTTCAAACCTCCTCGCAGGCAAGCGGTGGCCCGCCGTTGTGACCGATCATCCCTGCCCTACGCGCTTCCCACTGCCGCAGGATGTTGCGCTTGCGGGTGACCAACTCCAGATGCTCCGGATCGGGCCGCACGCAGAGGCGATTGCGGCAGACGTGGTCCAGTTCCTTCTTGCCGGGAATATAGCCATGCTCGTTGGTCCACATGGCGATATGGACGGCGACCGTCTGTCCCCCCAGGGACATGCGCGGATAGCCGGCGCCGCGACCGCTGTTGCCAGACGTCGGGCCGGTCCAGAGCCAGCAACCCGTTACCGGGTCGATGACGATCCGGGCCATGATCTTTTCGCGTATGCGGTCGCGGCGCGTCATTTGCAATATCCTTTAGTAGGCAAGCAGATAGACGCCTTGACGGGGGCAAAAATTCCTGTGCAATCTTTGAGAGTAGAATGTCGGCATTGGATCGCGCGCCAACGCGACCCAATACCTCGCATCTCCGCATGCCTAACCCACATGGAGACGATGACAGTGACAGATAGAAAAAACCTGATGGAAGGCCAGGGCGTCCGACAGCCGCAGTTCGACCTGCGCGCGCAAGGTGTCCGCCAACCTGCAACGAGCGCGGCCGCCAAACCCGGCGCAGGTCCCGGCCCAAGGCAGCCTTCACCACCCCCACGCCCCTCGGCGCCGACGGGGCCAAAAAAATGAGCTAAGGCATGGATCGCGACCAAGTACGGTTTAACGTCCTGCGAAACGCCCTGTATCATACATCTAGGCGGATGACGCTCGATCGCTGGAATCGATGGTTTAATTTTGCCGTCATTTTGCTCGGCGCCACAGCTATGAGCGACTTCATGAGGCACGCTGGCTTGGATGCATTGCAAGGTGTGATAGGCGCGGCTGTCGCGGCTGTCGGTGCTGCGCAGCTTGTTTTTGATTTTGGCGGTAAAGCACGAGATCATCAAAGCTTGCAGCGTGACTACTATCATCTGCTGGCGGAGATCGAGGAGAAGATTGACGCGAACAAAAGTGATATAGCCCGGTGGTGGGCACAGATGACGCGAATCGCTGGAGACGAGCCACCGATGTTGCGAGCGCTCGATGCCAAGGCATTTAACGATGCTCTCGGCGCTACGGATATCTACCCCCCAGAAGAGCGTCTTTATATTCCATGGCACCACCGATTTCTTGGTCAAGTGTGGGCCTACGAGGGCTACGACTACAAGAAATCGTGGGAACTGCCGGCGAACCATCCAGCTTATAGAGCTCGGATGTTGCCAAGTCAGGCCTGACATTTTGCTTGGCGCGGCGTGACCGCCGCAGGCAATGTTCATCCGTGAGTTCTCCAAGCTTCAAAGGAGCTGCGTAAATCGACCCATCGTGCGGCGGCGGCGGGATCGGTATTCAGTTCGGTGCGGGATTCGATCTTCAGTACCTCGCGGACGGAGACAACAACGCGTTCGGTGTCGGCTACGTCGAGAACGCCACGCTCTTCAACGAGGAAGCGGCGGAACAGGCGATCGTTGCACTTCATCGCGCACTCGGCAGCATAGTCAGCCGGCTTGCGATTCTTCTCTTCTTGCGCCGCGCGTTCCGATGATGCGCGGCCACGCGGCGGCGACCTGCGGCGGATGACGCCGAAAGCTTCAGCCAGAAGGCGCAGGAGGAAGGTGATATCGGCATGGGCATACAACAGAAATTCCCGATCCTGATAGCTGCAATCCGCCGATATCGTCATGATCGCCACTGGCTGCGTGCCGGGCGCCAGGCACGCGAATATTTCCTCGCCGCGCCCGTCAAGCGACCATTCGCGGCTCGCTTCGTCGTGACGGGCGCGTACGGCTCCAAACGTACGCCTGTCTGCCTCGGTCACCATCACTCAGCACCTCGCGCGTTCATGGGCGAGATGACATACAGTTCGTTGGTGCCGATCGACGGGTAGAAAACGGCATTGGGCAATGATCCGCCAAAGCGGATGATGGCATCCTGCGTGCCGATCGCGGACAGCAGCTCGCGCAACGCGTTGTTGTTGAGGCCGATGGAAAAACCAGTGTCGCCCTCATACTGGATCGGGACATAGTCGACGGCAGACTCGCCTTCGCGGCTCGACAATTCCACCCGCATCAGATCCCTCTCAAGAGTGAGCTTGATGCCGTCCTTGCCCGTCTCGGTCGCTACCAGGCAGACGCGCGACACGGCGGCTTTCATCGAGGCGACGGTTACGAAAATCTCCCGCTGGTAGTCCGCAGGCGCGGCAGTCAGATAGGCGGCCGGAAAAATTCCGTCGATCAGCTTCGACAGGAGCGTGACGCCGGCGCACTCGATCCGCATCAGGTTTTCGCCGATCTCGATCTTTGCCGGCTCCGTCACTTCGCCGAACAGCTTGCGGATGGCAGTCGCCGTTTTCAGCGGAATGATGATGCCGGGGAAATCGAGAAGCCGTTCTGTGCGGATCTGCACGGCGGCAAGGCTGACGCCGTCGAGCGCAGCGATGCCGATGCGCTCATCTTCCATCGGGTGCATGTAGATGCCCATCATCCATGGTCGGCCGATTTCGCTGGTCTGGACCGCGTGCGTGACTTTAGCGATGGCTGTCGTCACTTCGGGCATTGAGATCTCGAAAGACTTGCCCTTGAGTGCCGAAGCCATCGACGGGAAATCGCTCTCGGGCAGGCTGAAAATTGAGAAGCCTGCGCGGCCGGAGCTGATACGGATCTGACCGTTATAGGAGCCTGGCATGAATTCTATTTCGGCAGATTCGGGAAGGTTGCGCACGATGTCGCGCAGGTCAGCAGCCTTGACGGTAAAGGCCATGGCGTCGCCGACCTCCATCAGCTCGCAACCTGTTTCGATCTCGATGTCGAGATCCGTGGCGCGCAGGCTGAGGTCATCGCCTTCGGGACGGAGCAACACATTGCCGAGGATCGGGATCTTGGCGCGCTTGTCGACCGCCTCAAAAACGGCATCGAGCGCCGGCAGGAGCTGACTGCGGTGGACACGGAAATAGGTCTGCCGCTTAGCCATGAGCCCGATTTCCCTGCTGGCAGCGATCGGCAAGCCGCATCTCGTCGAGGGGGGGGCGAAGCTCGCAGTTCTCTCCCAGAAGATCGTAGATCATCTGGAGGATCTCGCGCCGAGGTTCGCCATCGGCTACGGCGCGATAAAGCCGCTCCACATCGCCGCGTCGGCTGTGCGAGATAGTGAGTTCACAATCCTTGCAATAGCGCATCAAACGCCCTCCTGTTTGGCGATGCTCATTTGCGCCGCCTCTTGATCCACTTGCGGACGATGACGGGCATCATGGCGACGATGATCGCGAGGATTGCCCAGGTGAAAGCCACAAGGATGACGTGCCGCCAGATGTCGTCCATCTCAGAAGCACCTCATGGCGATGCCGAAACCGAGGCAGAAGAAGATCGGTCCTGCGACGCAAAGCTCCACTAGCCGGGAGCGCCAGAAATGCGCGGCAACCAACAGGGCGCACAAATCATCCATTGAAGATTGCCGCGTGTCCGTGAAATGAAAATCCATCGGCTCAGCCTCCAAGCCCATAAACAAAGAGGACTGCCGCTGCGGCCAGCAGATCGTTGATGAGGACGATCAGGAAAATGCCGGCGAAGCCGTTGCGCTTTGCCTGCCGCAGTCTGTCAATTGCCGGGGTGAAGTGATTCATGGTGCCCTCTCGCATCCGTTTCGGAAACCGGCCCGAAGGCCGGAAACCGAAGCGGATCGGTTATTGCGGGAAATGGAATGTCGTCATGTCCTGGTGGCTGGACAGGTCCATGCCAGTGACGACGGGCCTCGTCTTCGGGAAGGCGATCGCGCGGATATCGGCAAGGCGCTGTTCGGCCTCGGCAAGACGCAACGCCATGCGACTGGACGGCGCCGGCTCCGTGGGCTCACCATCGAAATAGCTGCCGATCACGTTCATGGGGCCGATACCGAGGATATGGCAGATGCGAATGAGCGTGGAGACGGCGATGCGGTTCCTGCCGTTCTCGTATTTCTGCACCTGCTGAAAGGTGATCCCGAGTGCGGAGGCAACAGCCTCCTGGCTGAGGCCAGCCTGTTTCCGATGGCGTCGGATCACGGCGCCGATCTCGATGTCGGTGGTATGCGTGCTTTGGGATAAAGTGGGCTTCATCGGGTCGCTCTCCTTGACCTGCTTCCGTTTGGGAAACCGCCGATGTCAGGGGTGGGACATGGCGGAAACCGAAGCGGAAGCGGTCAGGCTGCGTAGCGATTGGTCTGCTGCGCGTAGAGCACCGCCGCATCATGGGCATGGCGGTCGATTTGCTCGTCGGTGTAGCCGAGGGAGCGATAGTTATCCCGCGTCAGACCTTCGCCGCGCTCCAGCGCGTGGTTTGCCATCTCCTGCGGAATGTTGCGGATGCGGATGGGGTTGTATGCGGTTGCGGTCTGCATGGCTGTCTCCTTTTCGCCAATCCCCCGGAGACCGTGCCGCCGCCGCTGGGAGGAGGAGCGCGGCGGCGGATTTCGGTATCCGGAGTTGGAGGAGGAGATCGCCGGACACAACCAACATAGGTGCGGTACATGTACCGTGTCAACAGTAAAAACGGTACATGTACCGCATTGCGCATTGGGGAATACGGTAAGAATACGGCAAGCACTCAGGCTAGGTGATTGATGGAGTGGCGTGATTCGCAATAAAAAAGCCCGCCGAAGCGGGCTTAAAAGTCTCGATTGACGAAACTTACGTCAGGTCGATCGTCGACCTGACGACGCGACCGAAGATCGTCGGCAGGTTGTCATTTTCCGGATAGAGCGGTTCATGCTCGGGATTGTTCGAAACCGGCTCGAAGCGAATGGGGCTTTGACGATAGCGCTTATATGTGGCGCCGCCTTCGCCATCCTGGACGACGTAGCAAGCATTATGCACGAGGCGACGATCACTCCGATCGACGATGACGATGGAGCCGGGAGGGGAGATGCGATCCATCGAATCACCCACCACGTCCAAAGCCACGTATTCGCCTGGGGGCAAGCCTGCAACTTCGATCTTTGGGTGGTCGTCAAGCGCGTCCACACTGTCGGCGACACCGAAGGAGCCGGCATTCACCCACGATATTCTGGGAATCCAGATCTTGTCTTCTGCGCCAGCGCCGAAGGCAAGCCATTCCGGCGACCTGCCGAGCGCATTCGCAACTTGGATGAGCGTGTCAAGCCGTGGCAGCACGTCCTTTGTTCGCCAATTGCGGACAAGATCCGGGGTGTTGTTGGCGCGCATGCTGAGCGCGCGCTCGGAGATGCCAAGCTTTTTTATCGTCGCGTCGATCCGCTCAAGGATCTGAGTTTTCAGCATGTCGCTCATGTGCGGTATTATTACCGTGCCTAGTGTTTTGGGCGAGAGGTACATGTGCCGTTGACAAGTGCGGTACATATACCGCATATAAGCAACATGATGTCCGTATCGGCCTTTTTGAGAGTGATGGAAGCCTATTGCCTAGCGACAAACATCGCAGAGGCGACGTTGTCGTCTCGCCTGTTCAACGACGGCAAGCGTGCTTCGCAACTGCGTGTCGGCGCAGATATTGGCGTGCGCCGTCTGGAGCGCGCGTCGCTCTGGCTCTCGCAGCACTGGCCGGAAGGGGCACAGTGGCCCGCCGACGTGGTGCGCCCGTCTATCATTTCGGAGGCTGCCGAATGACGAGCCTCCTTTCATCTGGTGGCTTTGGCCGTCTCTTGGGCCACCGATCAGCCGCGCCGAGTTTAGCCTTTCTCCGGCGCGGCCAGTTTCCCCAGTGCCACACCCTTCACCGTGGCACCATCTCCCGCCAGGGCGGCGGACCTTCGAGCCCTGGCGGGCTTTTTCGTTTTTGCGTGCCTCTGTCATGCGGGCCTCCGTTGATCTGTTGAGAGCATGACTAAGGCGCCTGCGGGCGCCGCACATGGAATCCTTTCTGTTTTTTGTTTCCTTGACCATGATCGGGGTGTTTTCGTGCGCCGTTTTTCCGAGACCGAATATTTCTCCCTGAAGCGCATTCTGGACGTTGCCTATGAGATGGCCGGCGGCGTCACCGTGTTTCAGTACGTGACGCGCGTCGTCACTTCCCAGCTTTCGAAGTATGCGTCGACCGATGTGGAGAACGAAAAGAAGTTCATGCCGGTCGATGTTGCGCTCGATCTCGACCGCGCGGCCAAGAAGCCCATCGTCACCGCCAAGATGGCCGAGCTTCTGGGTTACCGGCTGGAGCCGTTGGAGCAGCGGATCAAGATCGAGACGCCACTTTCCGAGCGCGACGCACTGGAAATCATGGATGAGGCGACTTCCCTTTGGACGATGACGCGTCAGGCGTTCGCGGACGGCAAGATTGACGCGCTCGAAAGGCGGCAGCTTCGCATGAAGCTGCACGAGCTGATCCGAGCCGCGCAGCGGATTATGGAAAAACTCGACGGTCTGGAGGGATGGGCATGAACAGGCGCCGCATCCCTTATGCCGGCAAGCCGGCGACTGTCTCCTATCCGACGATCGCCAATGGCGCGTCTGTTGGACCGCGCGGTATCGCATTTCTGCGTCGGGTTGCTCTGTCGCCTCAGCCCTACCGAATGACGCTCAACGCCGACCGTATGTCGGTCGATCGTGCCTTGGCCAGCGGCTTCGTGCGCCGCGACGTGCGCGATGACCAGTGCGTCTGGATGGTCGGCAAAGGGCGGGAATTTCTGGATCGATTGATGAGGTGCGAGTGATGACGAAGCGTATGAGCGCATCGCCGGTCGAAGCCATGCGGGCATTCGATTCCCTTCCGAAGCCGCTGCGGCAAGCTATCGCCAGCGCGGCCTTCTTCTACGACCCGAATGAAATGGCGGTGCGCATCGCCAAGGGTCGGCGGCCGCAAACCATCCTGCGCGGCATCTCCCGCTTTGAACGGAGGGTGGCGCAATGAATGCAGTCATCACGGCACAGCAGCGCGTGCAGGCGATCATGGACACGGCGCTACGCGACGGGAAGGTGCACAGCGCCGACCACAACGAGCGCCGGACCTGCATCAAGCTCAACGTCAAGGGCATGTTGCAGCGCGACAGCAAGGATGCGGACCTTTGGTATCCGACCGAGCGAGCCAGGAAGAAACTGCAGCCGCCGCAGGCTATCGCGCCGGAACAGCTTGTTCCGGCAGGTGCTCGCGTCGCGATCTGGCGGAATATCGACAGCATCGACATCGGATATCGGTTGCGCGGCGCCGATCAAGCCAAGGTTGACGCGCTGAAGCCGTCCTTTCAGGAGATCGGGCAGAAGACGCCGATCACCGTTTTCGGGAAGCTCGACGATGCCAGGGTGGTGCTGTCGGCCGGGCTACATCGGTTGCAGACGGCAACGCAGCTCGGTTGGAAGCAGGTGCTTTGCTTCCACGAGGAAGGCGACGACCTTGACCGTGAGCTTTGGGAAATCGACGAAAATCTGTGCCGCGCAGAACTGACGGCGGCCGACCGGGCGCTGTTCATCTTCCGGCGCAAAGAAATCTACCTACTCAAACATCCGGATACCGGGCTTGGCGAAAACCAGCATACGAGGGTTCGCCAAGTTGGCGAACCCTCTGCCAAGCGGTTCTCAGCGGCGACGGCGGAAGCGACCGGGCAGAGCGAGCGTGCCATTCAGCGCGACGCGGCACGCGGCGAGAAGATTATGGACATGGCGCTGCACCGCCTGCGCGGCTCTCGCCTCGATAATGGCTCGTTCCTCGACCGGCTGAAGCAGGTCCCGCAGGACAGGCAGGTTCTCTATGTCGAGGCTGCGCTCGACGAGGAGAAGCGCAAGGCTGCGGATGTGAAGGAGAACCGCACCAGGAAGATGCAGCACTCCCGCATGATCCGTACCTCGCTGATCAATACCATTGCGGAGCGCGGAACGCTGGTTGCGGGCGAGATGCCGCGCGCGGCTTTTGCGGTCGGCTATTGCGATGTGCCCTGGCAGCAAGAGGCATGGAGCGACGAGACCGGGCAGGACAAGGGCTTACGCTATCCATCCATGACAGTTGACGAGTTGATGGCGCTCTGCGCTGGCGACCGCAGCCCATTCACGCGGGATGCCGTGCTCTATTTCTGGGCTACCACGAACCGGCTGCACCATGCGTTGAAGATCATTGAGGCTTGGGGCTTCGACTATGTCAGCGCCATCACATGGGACAAGGTCAATATCGGCATGGGCCGATGGGTGCGGGACCGCACCGAGCACCTTCTGATCTGCAAGCGAAGCAACTTTCCGGGCATCGACCTTTATACAGCGAAGCCGGAAAGCCTCTACAGCGAGGCGAAGACCGAGCACAGCCGAAAGCCGGTCTGGTTCGCCGAAGAGATCGAGCGGCTTTATCCAGACATGCGCAAGCTGGAGCTTTTCCAACGGAAGGACAGTTTGCAGCCCGGCGATGTCAGGCTGAACGGACGGTGGGACTTCTGGGGCAACCAGGCGGGCTCGCCGGAAAGCGAGGCGGCGTGACCGCCTTTCCGCCAGATGTCGACCAACTCGACGATGCCGAAACCGATCAGCAGCGGGCGCGCTGGCTGCTTCGCTGCTCGCTATCGCTGCTGTTGCGCGACGAAAGCCATATCCGCCGTCGCCTGCAACTGGCGAATTTTCATCTCGGCATCGCCTACCTCGATGCCGAGCTTTCCTTTCTTCGCAACGCGCGCCGCGACGACGGTGGCCCGACCGATCTGATCGGCATCGGAGCCGCACGCGGACGCATGGACAGAATCGCATGCGGCCTGCCGCCGCGACACATGGGGGCTTGATGTACACCGAACAGCTATTTGACAGCCTCATGGCGTCCAGCACGGCGCCTATCCACGGAAGCGAGATCGCGCCGCACCTGCGCAAGATCATCGATAATTTTGCAGGCGGCGGCGGCGCATCCGAGGGCATCAGGCAAGCACTCGGGCGTTCGCCGGATTATGCGCTGAACCACAGCAAGCCGGCGTTGGCGTTGCACGAGGTCAACCATCCGGAGACGATCCACCTTTCGGAAAATATCTACAAGGTCGATCCGCTGGACCATCTGGCCGGCGAACATATTGGCCTCGGCTGGTTCTCGCCGGACTGCAAGCACTTTTCCAAGGCCAAGGGCGGAAAGCCGGTCGAGCGCAATATCCGCGACCTGGCATGGACCATCGTCCATTGGGTCGAGCGTATTCAGAAAAGCGGCGGCAAGCTCGACGTGATCATCATGGAGAACGTCGAGGAGTTCCAATATTGGGGGCCACTCGTCGAGACGGAGCGCGGCTTGATGCCCGATCCGGAGCGAAAGGGCGAGACGTTCCAGAAGTGGTGCAGGGAGCTGCGTAAGCTCGGCGGCAAGATCGAGAAGCGCGAGCTTCGCGCGCGTGACTACGGTGCGCCGACCATCCGCAAGCGCCTGTTCGTTATTGTCCGATTCGACGGACTGAAGATCGTCTGGCCGAAACCTACCCACGGCGCACCGGATGATGCGGACGTCATAGCCGGACGCAAGCAGCCGTGGCTGATCGTGGCAGACTGTATCGATTGGAGCATCCCATGCCCTTCGATCTTCGATACGGCAGAAGAGATATGGGAAAAGCATGGCGTTCGGGCTGTGCGTCCGCTGGCAGTCAACTCTCATGCCCGGATCGCTCGCGGCATGGATCGGTTCGTCATCAGAGCGAAGCGGCCATTCCTAGTCAATCTGACGCATGGCGGCCGCCTGGAAGATATAGCGGAACCGGCAAGGGTGATCACTGCGGCACATCGCGGTGAAAAAGCACTCGTTGCGCCCTCGATCCAGCGCTTCAACTCTGGCGCCACGGGCGTCGACATGCGCGACCAGATGCCGACGATCACAGCCAACGGCTTCATCAAGCGACCAGGCGGCGCCGCCCCTCTCGGCTTGCTGGCGCCAGTTCTGACCTATGCGCAACAGGGTGGATCATGCCGGCCGGTCGACGGGCAGGCGCACACGATAACGGCCAGCGACAAGGATCAGAACGCGGTCCTGTGTGCTTTCATGGCCCAGCACAACAGCGACAGTCGCCGCGTTGGAGGCGTCAATCCGGGCAGGCCAATGGACGAGGCCGCGTCGACCATTACGCAGAGCGGTAGCCATCAGCAATTGGTCTCAGCCTACGTCGCGCGCCAGTTCGGCACTTCGACCGGTCATGCGATCGACGTGCCGTCAGCAACCATCATGGCAGACGGACAGGGCAAGAGCCAGTTGGTGATGCCATATCTGCAATCTTACTACGGGACGGGAGATGGCGGCTGCGAGGACGAGCCATGCCGAACGGTGACGACCAGAGACAGGTTCGGTCATGTCGAGGCCGCGATAGGCGTACCGCCCTTCACTGAGGCGCAGGCGGCTCGTGCGCGCCAAGTAGCGGACTTCATGCGCTCACATGGTCTTTGGGATGATCGTGAGTTCGTGACGATCGATTTCGACGGCATCACCTTCGTCATCGTCGATATCGGCATGCGGATGCTAACGCCGCGCGAACTCTACAACGCGCAGGGCTTCCCCCGGAGTTACGTCATCGATCGCGATGTGAACGGGAACGTCTTCTCGAAATCGGTGCAGGTGTCATGCGTCGGCAACAGCGTATCGCCGCCCGTCGCCGCCGCACTGGTCGCCGCCAACTGCAATCATATGGCAGTGCCGGAAAGGATGGCGGCATGAGCATTATGATCATGAGCCGCCTGTTCAAGATGAAACTTGGCGGCTGTAATAGAAAGCTTCTGGCGGTGCGCCTCGCTGATTTTGCGGACGATGACGGGCGTGGCATCTATCCGAGCGTAGCGCGTCTTGCGGCTGAGACGGAGCTCTCTGAGCGCACCGTACAGCGCATTCTTGCCGATTTCGTCAAGGACGGCATTCTTGTTGTCGTCAAAGAGGCCACCGGACGGCCCGGTGTTGCCAATGCCTACGATTACGATTTGGGCCGGTTGTTCTCCTACGCTCCCGGCCAGACGGGTGACAGCTTGTCACCCGTCGAAGATGGTCAAGGGGTGACAATCGAGCGGGAGACGGGTGACAAACGGAACATAGACGGGTGTCAGGGTGACACCCGAACCGTAATAGAACCACCATTAGAACCATCATCTGAGAGAGAGGGCGCGAGCGCGATCCCGGATGAAGATCCGAAAAAGGTCGAGCGTAAGTTCAAGGCCTGGTATCCCACATGGCCGATCTATCTCCAGAGCAGCGAGAGGGCGGCACGCAGCGCGTTCCTTGCCCTGACGCCGGAAGAGCGGGCAGAATGCATCGCGAAGACGCCGGCCTTCATCGCGGCCGTCAAGGCGACGAAGCAGGCGAAGTTCACCTATGCCGCCGTCTACCTCTCGGAGCGCGCTTGGCGGCGAATGGAAGATCCTCAAGACGAGATCGGTCCGTCGACAACCCATGCGCCATTCAGCCGGCCGTGGGTGGCGTTGCTGCTTGCTGAAGTCTTGAAGCCGATGGCAACCGCATGGCCTGTTATGACGGCCTACCAGCGTCACCAGGCATCGAGTAGCTCGGAAGCGGCGCGCGTCGTCGAGATGGAGCGGCGGTCGAAATACGGATGGCCGAAGGCATCCCAAATGGTGTCAGAGCAGAAGCCCGCGACCGTGCCTGCGTTGCTGGTCGGCATCTCCGAGCAGTTCATCGGCGTGGACCCGAAAAGCGACTTGGCGGAGAGCTGGAAGGCGATGGCCGAGCGCATGGGATGGCCGTGGCCCACTTCCGGTTTCAACCGTCTGCAACTGCCTGTGGGGCAGCCTGACGATGCCATAGCAGAATTTCAGAAGCGCTTGAACGAGGGTAAGGGCCATGATGATGCAGCATGATAAATTGGATGGCGCTCCGATTGCGGTTGGTATGGGTGAGCGGTTTGACGATCGGATGCGCCGAATCAGGGAAGGCTTGCTGATAGCCGCAACGGTTCGCGCCGCCGATGATTCGCCATGGTTTGCCATCCGTGTGATGTCCGGTCATGAAATAGCTGTGAAGAACACCATGGATGATGTCGGTGTCGAAGCTGTCGTACCGATGCGAAAAGGGCCTGAATATCGCCGCCGGGGACGTGTCATGCCCGCCAGATTGATCCCCGCCATGACGAGCTATGTGCTTGTTCGCTTCATGCCAAGCGATGATGCCCTTATGGGAATTCGAGGCATGGATCACGTCATCGGCGTGCTTGGGGGCTGCATTAACCCGCATCGTGTCTCGAATAACGAGGTGAATAGATTCAAGGCTTTGGCGGATGATGGCGCACTGGATTGGGAGCGCCCCACCGTCATATTCAGAGTGGGCGAGACAGTGCGCGTGAAGGATGGACCATTCGCGGCGTTCTGCGGAAAGATCGTCTCTTGTAGGGGAGACGGCAAGGGCGATGCTGTCGTCGAGGTGGGCATGTTCGGACGCATGACGGCGGTGCTGATGCCTCTTGCAATGATCGAGAAGGTGTGAGTACAAATCTGCCACGGATTATCCGATGATCCCGTAGTGAGCCCCTGAGAACGCCGTAGCAGGTGGGAACGTAAGTTCCGGGGTCGGTACACCGGTCGGACCCCGCCCTGACGGCCTCGATAGGAGGCACCGATTCAGGGTCAGTGCGAAAGCTATGAGACGATGACAGGCGGCCGAGAGGTCGCCTTTGTCGTCTTAAGAGGTATGGGCAGGCTCTCATCCATAACGCCACGACTGAAGACATTGGGCGCCCGCGTTGCCACCATGTCGAGGGAAGAAGCTGAAGCCCAGCGCTTCCGTGATCGTGACCGCAACGTCGGTTGGCGCAAGTGGTACAAGACGGCACGTTGGCAGAAGCTGCGCATGGTCGTGCTGGTGCGCGATCTTTTCACCTGCCAGATGAGCGGATGCAGTCGCATCGAGCCTGATACGTCGCAACTGGTTGCCGACCACAAGATAGCGCACCATGGCGACGAGGTGTTGTTTTGGGATGAGAACAACCTGCAATGCCTCTGCAAGCCATGCCACGACAAGTTGAAGCAGATAGAGGAACGCCAAGCGTTCCGGAGTTGGTGACATGCAGATAGCCATGATCGAAGGCGCAACGCGCATCATCGGCAAGAGCCAAGGTTACCTCGGCTTGCCTCTGCGAGACGAGGTGATCAACTGCGCCGTTGACGGCGATGGCACGCCGGCCATGGTCACCGCATGGCATCCGTCGCCCGATGAACTTGCTCGCCTCAATGCGGGTGCATCGGTGCACCTTCGCATCCTCGGCACCACGCACCCGCCGGTCATGGTCGAGGTCGGCGAACCGCCCCTCGAAGGCTAGGCAGGGGGGGCGGTCGAAAGTCTGGAACCGCCGCCGCCCTAGACCCGCGTCCCCCTCACGTAGAGATTTTTTTCCCGTGAACGATATTTTCGACCTCTTCGGTAACCCCTTCGTCGTGCCTGACCGCAAGGTCGGTCGGCCCGCGCACGAGGCTACCGAGAAAACCCGCAATAGAGTCAAGATGTTAGTGGCGCTGGGATGGGCGAACCCACGCATTGCGAACGCTCTGGCGATCTCATTACCGACTTTGCGGAAGAATTATTTTCACGAGCTGAAGAAGCGGGAAGCGGCTCGCGATCAGCTCGAAATGCGTCGTCTCGAAATGGCGTGGGAAATGGCCCAATCCGGCAACGTCGGCGCCTTCAAGGAATTCGGCCGGCTGATGGAGCGCAACGATCAGATGCTTGCGGCAGCTTCGTTCAGCGGCGGCAACTCTGGCAAAGATGAGGAACGTACGCAGCAGGTCGGTAAGAAGGAAGCCGCCGCGCAGGCAGCGGAGACAGCCGGCGATAACAGCGAATGGGGCGACGATCTGCGCTTTCCGGGGACGGTAAACTGACATGTCGGTTCATACTGACAGCGGGCAATTTCGCAGCAGATGGGTGACCGCTTGTCCTGATTGGGAAGAGCGCATCACTTCCGGTCGCTCGCTCGTGCCGGACTTGCCTCTATTTGAGGACGAAGCCGAAAAGGCACTCCGCGTATTCAAGCGCCTTCGGGTTCCTGACGTGATCGGGCAACCGACCTACGGCGAAGCCTGCGGTCAATGGGTTTTCGATTTCGTTCGGGCGCTCTTCGGAAGCTACGATGCGAAGAAAAAGCGGCGGATGATCCGCGAATTCTTCATGCTCGTTCCGAAGAAGAACGGCAAGAGCAGCATTGCTGCCGCCATCATGGTTACGGCGGCAATCCTCAATCATCGTCCGGAAGCGGAGCTGCTGCTGATCGCGCCGACGAAGAAGATCGCTGATATCGCCTTCAAGCAAGCGGCGGGCATTATCCGGCTTGACCCGGAGCTATCGAAAATCTTCCATTTGCAGCACCATCAACGGACGCTGACACATCGGATGTCTCTCGCCGTCATCGTCATCAAGGCGGCTGACGCCGACGTTATTACCGGTTCCAAGGCAACATTCATCCTCATCGACGAGACGCATGTCTTCTCGAAGAAGGCCAAGGCGCATGAGGTTTTCGTGGAGATCCGCGGCTCCCTTGCGGCACGACCGGACGGCTTTCTGTTGCAGATCACGACGCAGTCGAAAGACCCACCCTCAGGCGTGTTCAAGGCAGAACTGGACATTGCCCGCCAGGTGCGCGACGGCAAAATGCAATTGCCGATCCTCGCGGTTCTCTATGAGCTGCCGCTACGCATGTCGAAGGATGGCGGGTGGAAGGATCCAAAGACATGGGGAATGGTCAATCCGAACCTCAATAAGTCGGTGGACGAAGCCTTTCTGGAAGACGAGATCGTCAAGGCCGAACACGAGGGCATCGGCCAGTTGATGCTGATCGCCTCGCAGCACTTCAATGTTGAAGTCGGTTTGGCGCTGATGAACGACCGTTGGGGAGGCGCCGATTATTGGGTGCAGGCAACCGACAAGACCCTGACGCTCGAAACCATGCTTGAGCGTTCAGAAGTCATTGTCGCCGGCATCGACGGAGGCGGCCTCGACGATCTGTTCGGCCTGACGTTGATCGGTCGTGAGAGGGGAACGAAACGTTGGCTTCTTTGGAGCCGAGCTTGGGCTCACCCGGACGTGTTGCAGCGCCGTAAGGATATCGTGGCGGATTTGCTGGACTTCGCAAAGGATGGCGATCTCTGGGTATGCAAAGACGCGACGCAGGATATCCGCGAAGCCGCTGATATCATCGTGAGGGTTCGTGACGCTGGTTTGTTGCCTGAAGAGCAAGGCGTCGGCCTCGATCCATATGGCGTCGCCGCCCTGGTTGACGAGCTGGCGTCGCGCGGCCTGCCGGATGAACTGTTCGTCTCCATCCGTCAGGGTGCGGCTCTATCGCCTGCGACATGGGGCATGGAGCGGAAGTTGAAGGATGGCACCATCGTTCACGCCGATCAGCCGATGATGGTTTGGTGCGTCTCGAATGCGAAGGTCGAAGTGCGCGGTGGCGCGGTTCTGATCACCAAGCAGACGGCGGGCCGCGCCAAAATTGACCCGCTCGTGGCTGGATTCAACGCCGGCATGCTTATGAGCCGGAACCCGGAAGCGGTTGGCGCCAACGAAGATGGATACTTCCAGAGTTTAGCGGGGGCCGCGTGAACATTCTTCGGAAAATGGCGAGCGCCGTCGTTCGTACTCTTTCGCTGCGAAGCGCCGAAGGCTGGTCGCGCGGCGGTTCAGCCAGCGATGCCGGCGAGAGCGTAAACGACGCAAATGTGATGACGATCTCGTCGGTGTGGGCATGCGTGAACCTAATTTCGGGCACGATCTCATCTTTGCCGCTGATGGTCTACCGCCCTGATGGCAGCGGAAACCGTGTCGTCGCCAAGGACCATTCGTTGTATCGAGTGCTTCACGACAGTCCGAATTACGATCAGACGGCGGTCGATTTCTGGGATTTTGTTGCGGCATCCATCGAGTTGTGGGGTAATGCCTATGCTCGAATTCTCAGGTCTTCCACCGGTATCCTCGGCCTGATGCCGATCAATCCGGCGTGCATCAGTGCGCGCCGCCTGATGGACGGATCGATACAATACTCTTGGACGGAGGACGGTAAGTCCTACGTCGAGTCGGATCGCGGCGTGCTGCATATTCGCGGTTTCGGTGGCGACCCTCTAGGCGGTATGTCCACCCTGCATTTCGGGCGCCATGCGTTCGGGCTCGCCCGAACGATCGACAAGGCGGCGGCCAAGACATTTGCAAACGGTATGCGTCCGGGGGTCACCCTGACCTTTGAGAAGTGGCTAACGGACGCGCAGCGCAATACGATCGAAGGCAAACTGGAAGACAAATTTATCGGCGCTGTGAATGCAGGTCGGCCTTTCATTCTCGAAGGCGGCCAGAAATTACAGGTCATCGACATGAAGCCGGAAGACGCACAGATGCTGGAATCTCGTGCCTTCTCGGTTCAAGAGGTTTGCCGCTTCTTCGGTGTGCCGCCCTTCATGATCGGCCACACCGAAAAAGTGACGAGCTTCGGCTCTGGCCTGACTGAGCAGGTTCTCGGCTTTCAGAAATTCACCCTTCGCCGTCGGCTCAAGCGCATCGAACAGGCGCTCGAAAAGCAGCTCCTCACGGCCGCCGAACGCGCCGCCGGCATGTCCATTGAATTCAATCTTGATGGTTTGCTGCGCGGCGATGCCACGGCGCGTGCGACCTTCTATCAACAGATGACGCAGATCGGCGCGATGACGATCAACGAGGTACGCGCCCTGGAGAACTTGCCGGCCGTTACTGGTGGTGAAGTGCCTCGGATGCAGATGCAGAACGTTCCCATCACCGAAGGCGGGAAACTTCCAAATGGCTCGAACAATTGAATTCGCGGAGTGCGCCATGACGCAGAACTATGATTTTGTGCTCGATACGAAGAGTGTCGGCGATACTGGCGAGTTTGAGGGCTATGCCTCCACTTTCGGAAACGTCGACCAGGGTGGCGATGTCGTCGAGCCTGGGGCTTTCATTGAGAGTATCGTGAAGGCCAAGGCCGACAAACGCACCATTCCCATGTTGTGGCAACACGACCAACGCGAGCCGATCGGTTATTGGAAAGACATTTCCGAGGACGCGAAAGGGCTTTACGTCAAGGGACAGCTCCTTATCGACCATGACCCACTTGCCAAGCGCGCTCACGGCCTGCTCAAGGCGAAAGCAATCGGCGGCATGTCGATCGGCTACCGGGTTCCGGCCGGTGGCATCGTCGAGGATGAAAAGCGGCGCGGTGTGAGCCGGCTGAAGACGGTCGATCTCCGCGAGATTTCCCTCGTCACCATGCCCATGAACGTCGAGGCGCGGATAACCGCTGTAAAAACCATTCTTGAGGCCGGCAAGATGCCGACCGTCAGAGAGTTTGAGGACTTCCTGCGGGATGCAGGCGGTTTCTCGAAAGCCCTTGCCACGGCAATCGCCAGCAAGGCCGCACCGCATCTTCGGGGGGAGCCCGAAGTACCGGAAAGTGACGCCACCCAATTCCTGCAGGCTCTCCTGCGCTAATCCAACATTGGAGACTACCATGAGAATGAAGATGCATTTCTATGCGTCGGCCTTTGCTGTGCTCGGCGCCATGACCGCGAACGAACGTGCCGTCGGTCGCTATCTCCGTGATGCCGGCGGCCATGAGACAAAATCGGCAAAAGAACTTGCCGACGAGGTCAAGTCTCTGTTCCAGAAATCGATGGATGAGACCAAGGAAATCGCCGAAAAGGCTCTCGGCGAAGCCAAGAAGAGCGGCGATCTGTCGACCAGTCTCAAGGAGAAGGCCGACGAGGCGTTGCTCAAGATGAATGGCCTGATGGAACAGGTTTCCGAGTTCGAGCAGAAACTCGCGCGCAATCGCAGCGATGCTGTCGATGGCGAAAAGAGCCTTGGTCAGCAGTTCGTCGAAGACGCCAAGGTCAAGGAGTTCTGCGGTCAGGGCACGCCGAGAGGCCGGGTCGACATGCAGGTCAAGGCCATCATCACCACAGCCACAACCGACACGGCGGGCTCCATCGGGGCCGCTGTTCCTCCGACGCGTCTTGGCGGCATCATCGCGCCGCCCGAACGCCGCATGACCATTCGTGATCTGATCACACCCGGTCGCATGGATGGCGGTGTGCTGGAATACGTGCAGGAAACCGGCTTCACCAACGGCGCCGGCATGGTTGCCGAGGGGGCAGCAAAGCCGCAGTCTGACATCAAGTTCGCGCTGAAGAACACGTCCGCGAAGGTAATCGCGCACCACTTCAAGGCGTCTCGCCAGGCCATGGAGGACTTCGCTCAGCTGATCTCTTATATCGACGGTCGTGGTCGCTATGGCCTCGCCTTCAAAGAGGAGGCGCAACTGCTCAACGGCGACGGCACAGGTCAAAATCTCCTTGGCATCGTGCCGCAGGCGACAGCTTTCTCCGCCCCCATCGCACTCACGGACCCGACAAGCATCGACATCATGCGCCTGGCGATGCTTCAGGCTGTTCTTGCGGAATATCCTGCGACGGGTCACGTCATGAACCCGATCGATTGGACCTGGGTCGAAACCCTTAAGGACTCCACCGGTCGTTACATTATCGGCAACCCGCAAGGTTCCACTGCCCCCACGCTCTGGGGCCTTCCCGTTGTTCAGACGCAGGCCATGGCGGTCGACAAATTCTTGACCGGCGCTTTCAAGCTCGGAGCTCAAATTTTCGACCGTTGGCAGGCGCGTGTCGAAATCGCCACCGAAAATGAAGACGATTTCGTCAAGAACCTGATCACGATGCTTGTCGAGGAGCGACTCGCTCTCGCTGTCTATCGTCCGGAAGCGTTCGTCTACGGCGATTTCGGCCGCGTCGCCTAATCTGTTCGGCTCATCACAGCGGGCGGCGAGATCCGCCCGCTTCATGAACCGAAGGAGAGTGTCATGACAAAGATCGTAACCTATGACGTCATGCGTGAACACGAGGGCGACCGCTTCTACAAGACGGGCGAAACGCGTGAGCTTGCCGAGACGGATGCGAAGCACCTGGTAGCGCTAGGTGTTCTTTCCCTGCCGGGATCCGGGCTCAAGCGCAGCCCGGCAGGCACTCCATTCGCCCAAAAGTTGGCCGCCGAAGCCGACTTTGCTGACTTCATTGAGAAGGCGAACGAGGCACGGCGCACCATCGTGGCCGAAATCGATAAGGCTCGGGCTGATGCCGATGGGCAGATCCAGTCCATTCTGGAGGAAGTCGGTAAAGCACGCTCGGACGCGGATGGGAAGATTTCGTCCATTGTGGCCGAGGTCGAAAAAGCGAAGGTGGAAGCCGCGACGAAAGCCAAGGTTGAAGAGCAGCCCGCCAATAAGGCGGAGCCAACTTCCGAGAAGACGAAGTAGGTATTGCGATGAAGGTCGTCGTCATCGAACCGCCAAAGCCGGTCGTCACCAAGGAAGAGGCTAAAAGGCATCTGGTCATTGATGCCGGTCTCGTGGCTGACGACGCCTTGATTGAATCGCTCATTCTGGCCGCGACAGCCTGGCTCGATGGCCCGGCGGGCTGGCTAGGCCGCGCATTGGGTGTGCAGATCCTCGAATGGCAACGCTGCGAATGGCCCTCCAATCGTGATGCGCTGCCATTCCCTCCCGAGATTGAAATAATCTCCGTAAAATACATTGATCCGTCAGGCGTTGAGCAGACATGGCCGTTTCCGGTGCCCCTGTATTTTAAGGATATGCCGGCTGTTCGCGGACGCGAGGGCGATGTCAAGATTCGATATCGTGCCGGCTATGGCGATCCGGATGCGAGTAACCCCGAAACATGGGTGAACAGTGCACCCGCGCCGATCAAAACCGCTATCCTGATGCTGGTAGCGCAATGGTATCGAACACGAGAACCGATCGCGATCGGTGATCAACCCTATACCCTTCCGTTCACGGTTGAAGCTTTGCTTTCGCCGTACCGTATATGGTGAACATCATGGCCCGTTCTCGTTCAGCCGGTGACCTGTTCTTCCTTGTCGCCTTCGACATGCGCACTGTTGTCGATGACGACGCCGGGAACACTCTTGGCGATTGGCAAGAGCAGTTCCAGTGCCGCGCGGGTTTCGCGCATCTGCGCGGCGGCGAGAGCGTCATGGCGGCCCGCCTTGAAGGGCAACATAGTCAGGTGATCTTTGTGCGTTCCTTCCCTCAGACTACGCGGTCGGTCACAACAGATTGGCGCGTCCGGGACGTTCGAACAGGCGATACCTTTAATATACGGGACATCACGCCGACCGATGATCGGCAGTGGCTCGATTTCCTGTGCCAGAAGGGAGTTGCGGACGGATGACTGTCACAGGGCTGGACCGTCTGCGCTACAAGCTGACGAAGAAAATTCCGGATGCGGTGCGCAATCGCGTCAAGGAGGCTATGGAGCAGAGCGCCGAAGAGGCGGTCTCAGCCATGAAAAGTCTGGTTTCCGTCGAATCCGGAGACCTGCGCGATAGCATTGGCTGGACATGGGGTGATCCGCCCAAGGGCGCCGTCATTGTCGCCCATAGTCGGGCGAAGAGCAAAACCGGGCTCCGCATCACGATCTACGCCGGAAACGACCAGGCCTATTATGCCCGATGGGTCGAGTTTGGCACCGCACCACACATCAACGGCGGAAAGTTCGCCGGCTCGCAAAATCCTGGCATGAGAGCGCGGCCCTTCTTCTTTCCGGGATGGCGCCTCGTTAGTCGACGCGTCAAGGGTCAGGTTACCAGGTCGGTCAAGAAGGCCGTTAAGGAAGCATCGAAATGAGTTCGCCACGGGCAGATTTTCAGGTGGCGCTTTATGACGCGATGAAGACTTCATCGGCCCTGATGGCTCTTGTGGACGCGGTCTATGACCGCGTGCCTGAAAAGCCATTCAAGGCAAAGGGAGCCTATATCAGCTTCGGTATGTCGATGGTGATCGACGACGGCGCGGATTGCATCGTGAGCGGCGCGCATACGCGTCAGATTGATGTCTGGTCGCGTAGGGTGGGATCGGTCGGATGTGCTCGCATTGTCGATGTGCTGTGCAAGGTCGTGCACGACGCCGACATTACCCTTCCCGATGACCAAGTCGTGCATACGCTCGTGGACCTATCTCGCGTCATCGAGGATCCGGACGGCCTGACCTGGCACGGCATCGTGCAGGTAACCGGCTCCATCGAGGATACCGATTGATGGCGTGGATGATCGTGCATAAGGACGGCACATTCCGGCGTCCGCAGTCGAAATATTCCTTCACCTTCGTCCCTTCGCCGCAGCCGCAGCAATGGCCGCGCGATGTCGTCGAATATGCGGTTTCCACCGGTCGGGCAGAACGGACGATTTCGCCACGCCGCGTAAGCAGCAAAACCTAATCCGCAACCGGGTCTTGGCCCATTTTTCCGCTGGTCGTTTGCCAGCGCGATTTCCCATGGAGAAAACCAATGGTCAGAGCAGTTACCGAAAATTTCGCCGAGATGGTCCTGGAGGTGGAAACCGAAGTCCCCGGCGCCTTCGCAAGGATTTGCGGTCTCACCTCCCGCACCGTGAACCGCACATCGAACATGAGCACAAGCGAGGTGCCGGATTGCGATGATGAGGCATTGCCCGCCGCCGTCGAGCGGGCCGTGCAGTCGCAGGAGGTGGCTATTTCGGCGACAGGCGTATGGGCGAAGCAATCGCACGGCATGATGTCGGACTGGTGGTATAGCGGCGCTACCAAAAATATCCGTATCGGCCACCTGAAGGCAGACGTTGGCGAAACCGAATATGAGACCGGCCCGGCCTACCTGGTCAGCCTCAACAACGTTGGCGAGCGCGGCAACAAGGTCACAGCCGAAATTGATATCCAGTTCGATGGCCTGCCGACCCGCACGCCCAAGGCGGCGTAAGGTCGATGCGCGGCGCTGATCTCACTTGGGCCGGTGGAGAGCATACCTTTCTGCTGAATATCGACCTGCTACGGGCATTGCAGGTCAAGTGCGATGCCGGCCCTATGCATATCCTGCAGCGTCTTTCGACCGGAGAATGGTACGTCGATGACATCATCGAGCCAATCCGGCTCGGGCTGGAAGGTGGCGGCACGGAAAAGGGCGAAGCCCGCAGATTGATAACGCGGCATATCGGCAAAGACGAGCCGCTTACATCCTTCGTGCTGCTCGCCAAGGCTATCCTGATGGCGTCGCTCTACGGCGCCGAGGACGATGCGCCGGGGGAGCCGAAAGCGGGGGAGAGCCAGAATCAGACCCGCTCCCTCGCGGAAAATGGCGATGGTCCAGCTTCTATCGATGGGGCGGCGTGATTGCTCGCGATATCGGCGCAATGACCCTTTGGGAGTTTTCCTGCGCTACCGAAGGCCATCGCCTCGCCAATCGCACGAAGGACGATCCAACGCCCGGCATGGACGATGATCGCCTTGCAGAACTCGGCATCGACGGTTTCTAGTCGTCGAGCCTCAATCCTTCCGACAATGCGGAGCTGCTTGTGGCAACCGATATCGAACAGCTCATTGTATCGCTGGAAGCGCGCACGAAGTCTTTCGACAATGCGCTTAACCGTTCCAACTCTCTCGCTGCCCGCAACACCAAGGTCATCGAAAAAAACTTTGCGGCGATGAACAAGAACGTGACGAGCCAACTCAATGGCATGGCCTCGATCGGCGTCAGGGCATTCGCCCTGATTGGCGGCGCGGCCGGCGGCAAGGATCTCATCGATTCTTCCATCAAGGTCAGCAATGCCTTGAAGGTCACCGGCCTGTCGGGCCAGCAGCTCACCGATGTCTATCAGAGCCTGTTCAAATCCGCGCAAGATAACAGCGCGCCATTGGAATCGCTGGTGACGCTCTACAGCCGCGCGTCCGCCTCCTCGAAAGATCTGCATGCCAGCCAAGCCGATCTACTGAATTTTTCCGACAAGATTGCCCTTGCCCTTCGCGTGCAGGGTACGTCTGCGGAAGAGTCGTCCGGCGCGCTGCTCCAGCTTAGCCAGGCGCTCGGCAATGGTACGGTGCAGGCCGAAGAGTACAATTCTCTGCTTGATGGTGGCCGGACGATACTTCAGGCGACGGCGGCAGGCTTGAAGGAAGCGGGCGGCTCCGTCTCCGAACTGACGAAGCTTGTGAAGTCCGGCAAGGTCTCGTCGGAAGCGTTCTTCCGCGCCTTCCTGGCTGGCGCCCCGACGCTGCAACAGGCAGTCTCAGGTTCGGAAGAGACAATATCGGGCAGTCTCATTCGTATGCAGAATGTCTTGATCGACGCCGCAGGCAAATTCAACAAGTCCGGCGAGGCATCCAAAACCTTTGCGTCTTTTGTCGATCAAGCGGCGACTACCATTAATGGCATCAATTTCGACACGCTTTTCGCCGAGATTGATCGTCTTTATAATAAGTGGCTGAACGTTCAGAACGTATTTGCCAACGGTCTGCATGTCGGTGAAGTCACCGGGCTCAACAATATCGGCAAGTGGATCGCGGGTGCCATCAACGGCGACCAGACCGCCGTTGATCCGGGCACTGGCGCGCTGTTCTATTCGACGAAGGCGGTCGGTGACCGCATCAATGATGCATTTGGCGGCGCCGATAAGCCGCAAGACAATGGCGGCCTCACTGCCGATGCGATTAGGCAGAGCGTATCAGGCAACCGGAATGTCTCCGCCAATAAACCCGGCACTCGTCTGCCCGCTGATCCGAACGCCGCCAAACCCGCCGAGGAGGTTAAGCCCGTCAGCTTGAAGGACTACGCCGCTCCATCCTCGAAAAAGGGCGGCAGCGGGGGGCGCGGCAAGCGCGAGCGGGACAACGACTATCAGCGTGAAACGAAGCAGATCCAGGAACACACTGACGCGCTCATGGCGCAGACGGCAGCGCAAGAAAAACTCAATCCGCTGGTAAACGACTTCGGCTATGCGACCGATTTTGCCAAGTCAAAGCAGGATCTGCTGACCGCCGCCAAAAAGGCAGACATCAAGATCACGCCGCAGGTGGAAGCTGATATCGACAAGCTCGCGACTGGCTATGCCACGGCATCCGCAGAGGCCGATAAGCTCGCTGCGACGCAGGACAAGGTCCGTGAACGCGCGGACTTTCTGGAAAATGCAGCCTACGACGCATTCTCGTCGCTGATCCCGCAGATCAAGACCGGCAACGATGCGCTCGACAAGTTTCTGAACACGATGATCGAAGCGGTTGCGCAAGCCGCATTGCTCGGCAAGGGGCCGTTCGCCAGCGCGACCGCAACCGGCGGTCTCCTGTCCTTCGTGCCGAAGCTCTTCGGCTTCGCGGATGGCGGTATTGCTGCCCATGGTCGGCCGATGAAGCGTTTTGCCGGCGGCGGGATCTCGCGGTCTGCGGCTATCTTCGGGGAGGCTGGTGCGGAAGCCGCTGTGCCCCTGCCGGATGGACGGCGCATTCCTGTTGATCTGCGCGTGCCGGAGCGCACGGGATCGTCCGGATCGGCCTATGCGCCTGTCTATCATATCGACGCTCGAGGCGCCGACCAAGGGGCGGTTGATCGCCTTCAACGGGGCCTTGCCGAGCGCGATCGGACGGAAAGCAAGCGCGTGGCCGCCTATAACCGCAACTCGCAAGTCAGAAAGGTACGTCCCTGATGGCGCGCTTGCTCGATTGGCCGCTAGGCCTGCGTTGGAATGCATGGAAACCATTGAATGGACCGCAGTCGATCGGCGCCGGCGCGAATACTTCCATCGGCGATATGACCCAAACCATCGCCTCCCCCTTCGGCGCGCGGCACCTGCAATTCTCCTTTCCGCCGATGCGCGGGACGCTCGTCCGGCGCGCTCGCGGACTGATTACTGCCTTGCATATGGGTGCCAACGCCGTTCGCGTCCGCCCCGGCGATTGGGATGGCATGTCGATGGCCGAAGCCGGAGTGACGATCAGCGCGGCACAAAAGCAGGATGGCTTGAACTGGTCGAACGGGTCCGCCTGGTCGAACGGTAAAAACTGGCGGTCGACAAAACCGAATGTTGCGATCGCCGTTGGCGCCGCTAAAGACGCCACCATCGTCTCGCTCTCCAATCCTTATTGGGGTCGCAAGCTGGATATGGGCGATTACATCGGCTTCTTCCCGTTTCACTTCGGCATGTACGAGGTGACGGAAGTACTGTCTCCGGGCGTCTATCGCATCTGGCCACCGCTGCGCAAGGCGATCTCGACCCGCGATTTCGCCACCCTTTATCCCGTCATGGCGATGCGTCTGCTGTCGAACAATCTGCCCGATGCGAATCGCAGCGCCGCCTTTCTGGAAGGGCTTACAATCTCGCTATTCGAAGTCTTCGACTACGATGTGCGGGACTATTTCACGGATTAGTCATGGCAAACCTGTTTTCTGAAGCCGAGCGCGCGTTTCTGCGCCGCCCGCATATTGCCCGTGCCTGGTTCCTCGACATCGACCTGCCCGGCGGGCACTGGTTCGTCCACAATGGCGCCGGTCGGGTGACGGTCGGCGGCATCGATTGGATTGGTCTCTCGGACCCGCTGGGGCGTCAGTTCGTCTCCATGTCGGCTGTAGAAGATCCACGTTTCGGCCAGGCCGCGAAACTGGACGTTGTTCTTGCCGGCATCAACATCGATTTCCTGCGGCAGGTCAAAGACAATGCCCGCGTCATCGAGGGGCGGCGGACGGATGTCTATTGGGCGGCGTTCGATCAAGAAACACAGGAAATCTGGAGCTTCGGCCTGAAGAAGCTCTTTCCCGGTTATCTCTCCGCGCCTTCCATCCATTGGGCCGGACGCGGCGTCCGTATCGTGCCGATTACCGTCGAAAGCCTTTGGCAAAGCCAGAATTTCCCCTTCGGCGGACGCTGGACGCCCGCCGATCAGCGGCGACGCTATCCGGGTGACAAGGGCCTCGATTACGTCGGCGTCACCGTACAGGAGATCATCAAGGCGTGATCGATGTTGATGACCGTCTACGACGCCATATCGAGCGCTCCGCGACCGATCCTGTCGTCTGGGGTGAGAGCGATTGCACTGCCTGGGCTGCGCGATGGGTCGGCGATTTCCACGACAGATCGCTTGCGCTCCCTCGATGGCGCAGCCGTGAAGAGGCTTACGCCTTGATCGCCAGCGCCGGCTCTCTCGCGGCGCTCTGGTCGGATGCTCTGGCCCGTTTTGGCCTGCCTGAACGTTTCGACGCCCCGCAGGCTGGCGATGTCGGAATTATTGAAACCCGTGTCGCCGGACAGGTCGGCGTCATCTTCATTCATGACGCGCTCGTTGCCTGGCGCGGCGCACCGACCGGTGCCCGTTTCCTGCGCCCTCATCCTCAAGCCATTGTCAAAGTCTGGGCTCTTACGTGAAACTCAAAAGATTGCTTCTTTGGGCCAGCGCGTCCTACGCGGTAATGACGGCATATGCACATGCCGATCCGATCTCGTTGACGCTCGGCAGCTCGATTTTCAGCGCGCTCTATGCCGCGGGCGTTCCGGGTGCGATTGCCAACTTTATCGCTGTGAACGGCCTTGCCGCTGCTGCCATAGGCGCGACTGTTGCTGCCAGCATCTTCAGTCGTCCGCAAGGCGCGGCTGTAGATCCGCAGGAGGCGAAGTCGAATTTCGAGACCGGTAGCAGCTCGGTCATGGAAGGCATCGGTCGGGTTAGGGTTGGCGGGCTGAAGGCCTTCGGCAACACGGACGGATCAACACGCGCTCGTCTCATCTGCCGGCTGCAAGGTCCCGTCGATGGCGTCGAGGCTCGCTTTGTCGGCGGCCGCGAAGTCACTGTCGAGGCGAATGGCGACATCTCTTCTCCACCATGGGCGAAGAGTGGCGGCTCCTGGGGGAAGTGGCTGGATAAACGCGGTGACGGCACGGAAACTGCGTGGTCGGAACTGATCGACCTGTTTCCCAGCCTCTGGGCGGGTGATCACAAAGTGCGCGGCATCGCCCAAAGCGTGCTGCTGTGGTTCAACCCCGGACTCGATAAGCCGAAATATCTGAGCCTCTACCAAACGGGCGTTCCAGAGACAGAAGAAATTGTACGGGCCTCGCTGATCTTCGATCCGCGCGACGGCGCTCAATCCGGCACCAATCGTTCCACATGGAAATGGAATGACAATGGCATTCTCGTTTGTGCCCATGTGCTGCGCCGCGATCCGGCCTTCAGTTACGACCACTTCGACTGGCCGCTGATCGCCGGAGAGGCGAATAGGGCCGACATGTTGGTGCCGACACTGACCGGCACGGAAAAGCGGTCGCGTGCGTGGGGCATCTGGTCGTGGGAAAGCGGTCGCGCCGAAACCATGCAGCAATTGCTGGATTCGGTCGGCGCTGAAATCCGCCTCACGGATGAGGGCAAAATCTGGTTCCAACTGATTGATGATGCCTTTGCATCGGAAATCTCTTTTACCCCAGCGGACGGTTACGACATCCTTTGGCGCTCCGGCCCGGAAGCGGTGGAGCGGCCGAACATCGCTCGCGTGAAATACTATTCTCCGGAACGAAACTACGACATCGCAGAGCTGGCGCTCTCTTCCTATAATGATGACGATACCGTCATTACCGGCGTGCCGTGGGCCTTCGTGCAGGATGAGGTTGACCGCTACGGACCGAAATATATCGATATCGAGCTACCCTTCTGCCCTTCCTCATCGCAGGCCCAACGCATCGGCCGGCGCAAGTTCGCTATAGCGCGAGCCGATACCGGTTCCATCACAACGAACATGGTCGGGCTTGCTGCTTGGGGCTTGCTCTACGGAACAGTGCAGCTTCCCGACCTTGGCGATGTCCTGCCAACCCGTCTCGAGGCGCCACGTTGCGACGATGACAACGGTTCTGTCGAGATCCCCTTCACCGTCTGGCCGGCCTTAGCACCGTGGAACCCAGCAACTGACGAGGCGCCGGCGCCCGATGTTATCCCTGAAATGGGCTATCAAACCGACATGATCACGCCGAATGCGCCCACGGCGGCGTTGCAGGTGACCAATCCGGACGGCAGTAAGGAATTGCGAGTGGTCTTCTCCCTGCCGGCGCAGGACTTCGATACCGTCGAAGCAACCTTCCGCACCTATACGGCTAGTCTGCCGGACGCTTGGCAGGGCATGACGGAAACTCCCAATCCGCCGGCAACCAATATGGCTTATGTCGCCGGCGATTATCTCGGCATGATGATCGATGCCCGCGTGCGCGTCTTCGACGATGAGGATGGAACGTATTTCTCCGAGTTGCTGAATGTCGTCATAGGCGCCGACAACAGCCCCTGCGGACAACCCACCGTGATCAGCGCGGTTATCGAGCCGGGAACATCTGGTTCGGGCGCGTCGCCCGCATCGATCAGTATTGCCTTGAGTGCACCGGAAGTTCGGGCGACGGCGATCCGTTTTCAGCGCGAAACCACAGGCAGCTTTGTCACACTCGCGCAAACCAACGTCCGTCCGGGACAGCAGGTCAATTTCTCCGATGCGAGTTCCGCTTCGGGAACATGGCGCTTTCAGACGCTGACCAGCGATGGCACGGCGGGCACGCCGCGCGATTACGACATCACATTCAATCATTCCGGCAGCTAAGCCGGCCTCTCCCTATTTCCCACATCATTTGAAGGTGACACCTATGACGGTCTACACCAAGACGGCGCTTGACGTGTTTTCGCCAGTCGACGCGGCCGGCAATGTTCGCGCGGTCGATAATCAGGAAGCGCAGGTTTGGGGCGCAGAGATCGAAGCTTCGATCGTCGGGGCAGCCGCAGGCTTGGTACGCGCCAGTACTCTCGCTGAACTCAATGCTACAGCGGGAACAAGAGTTGGTCAGCCTGGCGAAGTCACGAGCGGTTCAGATGCGGGCGCCTATCGATGGAACGGTGCGGCATGGATTCGCATAGGCGATCTCCTCAATGCATCTGCGCTTCAGACGGCGATCGACACTATCAGCGCTCATATTTCGAACCAAGGCAATCCCCACCATGTTACCAAGGAGCAGATTGGCCTTGGCAATGTCGACAATACCTCAGATGCCGACAAGCCGGTCTCAAATGCCACGCAGGCCGCCATTCTTGGCATTGCGGCCGAGTTTCCGGTGATCTGGCGTCCGGGCGACGCTCCGGAGCATTTCGTCGATTCTCTTGACGGCGGCGTTCCGGCAGTTCTCCCGCCTCTGTCCACGGGTATACAGAGATATGATGATAGCGGCCGCGTTCTTCGAGTCTCTGGAAGTGGGCTTGTCGGCTCCAGAACGCTCTATTCCCTTGAGCCAAATAAGACCTACTTGGTCGAATTTGTGGTTCAGCGCCGAACAAACACCCCGGACCCGTCCAATGATGCTGTTCGTTGTGCGATGGCTTGGTACGACCAGGGCGCAAATCGAAGTGCCGTTCCGCTGACGATAATCCAGGATCTGACCTCACTTTCGGTTGGGTCGGGTAGAACGCTGGTCTCGGCAACAGTCTCCCGATCGGCGCGGGACGGTATAGGTCTCGTTACGCCTGCGGATGCTCGCTATGCTCGTCCCTACATCCAAACTTTCGGTGTCAGCCCTGTTACGGACATCGAGGTCATCAGATGGGAGGACATCACCCATACGACAACTTACGCTCCAGACTTAGATGCCTTGGAGGCGCGCGTAGCCGCGCAGGAATCCATCGACGCTGGCGATCGACTGACAAATATCGAGGGGCAGGTTACCGCGCCCAATGCGGTTCGCTACGCAACGGTGGCCGATCTCGCGTCGGCAAGTGTCCCCTTTTCAGCGGATTATGTCGAATTGCTCGGTTACTATAACGTCGGCGACGGTGGAGCAAAATATTGCCGCCGAATGTCTGCACCCGAAGCCGCGCTTCCTTTGGAACACCTCTCCAACAGCGGCAGCGTACGATGGGCACCAGTAGGCGCGCACAGCCTATTGCAGCTCGGGGCGAAGAAAGATGGTGCAACCGACCTCTGGTCGTTCTTAAGCATAGCTGCCGGCTTCGGTGGAAAATGGACACTGCCCCGTGGCGATTATTCCCTGGCCGGCACCGCCCGCACCCTGACGGCCAGCGATTTTAAGCTTGAGGGAGAATTTGGCAGTCGCATTGTCGTTACGACTGGAACCGCTGTAACCGTCGGTGGGACGAGAGTGGCCATCGAAGGCATTTTCTTCGATAGTAGTCAGCCTTCGCGTGCGGGTATTCTCTTTGAACTGACGGGTACGCAATGCTCCATTAGCCGCAACCGCTGGGCCGGCAGATTCAGCATATTCATTCGGGACAGCGGCATTGGGAACAATATCAGCTACAATAGCTTTGACGCGTTCGTCACGACGGTTTCGCCGATCATTCTGAAGGGCAAGAATTTCACCTGCGCCTTCAACTCGATGGATGATTATTTCGGATTCGGTATCCAAGCATTTGATGGTGCCACGGACGGCCTTATCGCGTGGAACACCATCAAAGCCCGTCGATGGGACCAGACTGTTACGGCGACCGCCGGTCAAACGCAGTTTACGGTTACATGGGCGCGAGCAGACGTCCAGCGGTTCGGCATGCTCGTAAACGGCCTGCGGGTGTCTTTCACGGTGAACAGCACCGACAGCTCTCCAGGTTCGCGCCCTACTGTCACCTTTACCCTAGCTTCCGCCTTGGTGGGCGGGGAGACACTCAGCCTCTTTGCGTGGCGGTCTCTAGAAAATATCAACGTGAACTTTGGTTCGAGCGGTGTAAAGGTTATCGGCAACACGCTTGATGGGACCGGCGACGGCAACATTGTTATTGCGTCTGGGTACACGACCGCCAGCGACGCAGACTACCCTCATAATGTGCAGATCATCGGCAATATGTGCCGGAACGCCGCTGCCGGGGGCATTGGCGTAAGCAAGAGCCGTGGCGGTCTGATCATGGGCAATACAATCGTCGATGCCGGCCGAGGCCTTGCGGATGGCGCAACCGGCGCGCAAGTCTCTGAAGTGTTTATGAGCGGCATATACTTGCCGAAGGAACTGGGGTGGACCGTAACAGGAAACCGCATCGTTCGGGAAAGCGGCTACACCTACTATGGCATCGCATTCTCAATCGCAGGCGACACGTCCTACGCCAAGACTGCGGTTGGGCAGCGCCGTCATCGTGTCAGTGGCAACTTTATCGAAAATATGCAGCGCAAGCGCTATTATACCTTTGCCGACAGCTCCAATGTTTTGCGCCAAATAGACATCGATATCGATGATCTGACTTGGTACCCGTACCCGGAAACTTTGCAGTCCCTCGTCAATACGGCCGGATGGCTTTCTCGGCCTGCAAGCACATCCTATTGGACGACCGCGACCTTCGGATCCGGATGGACGAGAAATACCGCTCAGACATCCGGGCATCCGGTTTGCATCGAGACGAACGACAACAGCTACGCCGACTGCACGCCTTTGGGTTTTCCGCTTTTTGCAAGCGGATTTGTAAGGGTGTCCTTTAAGGCTTATGTGTCCGCCGCTGGGCAATCCGGTTACGTTACTATTGCCCATTCCACGGCGCCCGACAGCGACAGCGCACCGTCGACCACCATCAATATCACGAACACCACGCCCCAAGTCTATCAGCACGTCAGGCCGATAGACACGATCGATAATTTCCTTATTCGCGTCGGCGGGGCGGTCTCTAACGGCAAGATGTACGTTACTGATATCAAGCTTGAGTACGCTCCGTCCGATGTGGGGTAAGGATCAAGCGAAATAGGTCTCGGCAAACTGGTTTATAACCTTGGAGACCAGCTCAGGCTTGATATCGACGTCGTCGTCCTGCCAAGTTGCCGTCGGCCGCCGCCGCTGTTGAGGCGTCGTCTGAACTGCATCACTATCTCGTTCATGAATGATCAAAACCTAGCATTGTGATTGCATCAACCTGACTCTAGCGGGCCTTGCAATACCGATACCTGTAAACTAATACACGGGAGAGTTTAGCCGACAGGAATAGTGACTGTGAAAATCGCAACCAATACGCCTGCCTCATTTGACAGTTTGGAACATGAATTTGTCCAGTTGGGCGACGGTTTGGAAGATGCAGAAATCATAATCCTCATGCTAGAAAAAAATTGGGGGAGCGGGAGTATCCCAAAGATAGAAGCAATTACGCATTGGGTTTCTGCCTATCCAGCGGACGTGCCGTGCTATCTTGTTGGTTGTGAAGTTACAATTCCTGATATGAATATAAAGCACTATCATCACAAAGGGCGTGATGACGCCATTCGGGCTCTTTGTGATGAGGTTTTGAGGAGGTCGGACGCGGTAGGCGTCCGTGGTGAGATAACATTCACTTATCTTACGCAGGAGCTAGGGATCGACCCTGGTCGCCTGCAAGTTATACACGATGCGACCTTACCAGATGAAAATGACCAGAAGCTCTTATCTTTCCTAGATCGGACAAAATGCCCAAAGGGTCTAAAGCTTCATATTAAGTCGTTCCAGCTGAAGCCATGGGTCCTCTACGAACGACCGGTCGCGTATAGCAAAGACATAATTGTTTCAAAGCCATATATCACATGCGCGACCAAGGTTATCGCACATGCGGAAAAAAGGTGGAATCTGGCAGCGTTTTTTCGCAAAACGATTCCATTTTATTCGCCGTTCGAGTCCTCGAAATTGGCCACATGCGATAGCCCTGCATGCACGAGGGGTGCTGTGAGACTGAACGCAGATGTAAAGATAGATGGTGCCTCGCAAACTCTGTGGTGTGAAACGAGTTCAGAGTATAAAGACTTTCTCCTTCATGAGCGTTCCGACGCGTTTTTGTCCGCATTGCTGCCATTGGCGATGAGAAGCGGAAAGGATATCCACTTCGATGCTCCGGTAACCGAGGAATTCCTCCATAACATTGAAGAAATATTGATACCGCAACTTTGCGCGCACGACCCGAAACTATATTGCTCAAAGATATTTGCGGACGTTGATTCGACTGCTCTGGACAAAGGGCACGCCGTAGCAACAGGAATGTCATGCGGAGTAGATAGCTTTTATACCACTAGTCTTTATCTGAATTCCAAATACAACTCGATGAACCTTACCCACTTATACTGCGGGAATTATCTCTACGGGAATGACAACATAATATTTGAACGGGCCGCGATGGCGGCGAAGGATATCGGTCTGCCGTTGATTAGCACGGCCACAAACATCAATGAAGCGCTCCGTCTACCCCACCTATATACGCATTTTTTTAAAATGATGTTCGGCGTTTTGGCGTTGAGAAAGCTATTCAAAACATACTACTACTCAACAGCTCATGACTTCAGCCATTTTGATCTAAAAAAGAGCAGCACCCAAGACACAGCTGTATTCGAACTTCTGTTGTTGTACGTGTTCAGTTGCAGCGATTTCCAACTTGTCACAGGCGGCGCAAAAAGCGAGAGGCTAGAGAAAACACGCGCTATCAGCAACTTCCCGCCCGCGCGTAAGCATCTAAATGTCTGTTTGGATCCGCACGAGAAAGTAAACTGCGGCAGGTGTGGCAAGTGCCGAAGAACATTGCTTATGCTCGACTATCTTGGCACGCTTGATTCATTCCAGTCTGTGTTCAATATAGAAAACTACCTTAACGATAGGCTTGAGAGCTTTGTATACCTAAGCCATCAAAAAGACACTCCCGTTATGGGTGGGGTATACGAGTGTTTTGAGATCAGTGAGCCGACCCTGATCCAGCAGGCGAACGATATTGTAGCGGCGGCACGGCGGGGCGATAAAGCTGCCAGGGACCGCGTTAATCGATCATTGAACCCAGCCCTGAAATAGTCGTGAGACCAACATGCGATTTCCAGTAAACTGCCCTAGATGCCTAACCTCGGTCAGGCTGCACAAAGGTGGTTTCAATGAAGCGTAGAGCTTTCGTTCAAGGTCTTGTTTTCTCGGTGGCCGCCGGCAGCGCGTTTGGCCAAAATAGCAGTATTGCCGCGCCGGCGGTTCGAACGGACCAAAAAACGAGTTGGTCGGTTTTGGATTTCCAGGGGCCGACGTTCCGCGCGAAACTCGAAAATGCGGTTCGCGAAGCGGTAGGATCCGGAATCAATATCCAGTTGCCAGGTGGTGCGCCGCTTGACCTCGATGCACCCATTGACGTTTCCGCGCCAGACGTTGTCCGAGTATCCATATCGGGCGAGGGGATGGCTTCCACGCTTATCCGTTGTGACGGGGTGGGGCTGTCACTGAACGGAGCGCCGGGCTCGCAATACTCTTTCAAAGGTTTGTCGTTCGTCCCGCAGCGAGCAAATCAAGGCACAGCTCTGAAATTGGAATGGGCAAAAGCCGGCGCTGGAAAAGGCTTTTCGATCGAAGATGTGGGTTTTGGCTCCAGTTCCCCTAACGACCCAAATTTCTTCTCTCGCGGGCTCGAAGTTCGAAATAAGGGCACGGGTCAGATCATTGGCTGCTGGTTCAACGGCCTTTCCGACGCCGACCCGCAGGGTGAAGGCCTTGTGCTTGCGGCTTCGAACGACATCGTGATGACCGACACTCACATGTACAATCTCGCCTATGCATGTCGTTCGGATGGCGCGACGAGCTTGGAGGGGTTCAAGGTCCATGGCTGCTATTTGGTACGCGTTGGGCACGGGCTATTTTTCGAAGCAAAACCGCTTGGCATTCCATATATTGAGGTGGCGCTAAGCCACATAAATGCCTGTTACGAAGGAATTCATATAAAGGGTTATGGCCAGATCAACATTGTCGATAACCTGATCTACGGACGCAACGACATCAAGGTCGGTAACGAACAGACCGACATTTTAATCGACACATGCCCTGCAGCGACGATTGCCCGCAATAAGTTCTATAGCGGCATGGATAAATCGAAAGCGACCAAGACTGCGATTAAGGCGGTCGGCTCGATCCACAACACGAATATCTCGGACAACCTTGTAAGCGAACGAACCGTTTTTCTGGATGTTTCGGAAAATGGCAACTGGGGCGCCCAGGATATCGTGATCTCTAAAAATAGGCCCGAACGCGATTTGAAGGGAAACGTGACCGTTTCGCAGATGTATCGCTTCACCAATAGCCCTTTGCACAAGCGTATCACCTGGGAAGCATTCGACAACGAGCTATCCACGATCGGTTCCATCGACGGACAGACGCAAGCCGGCGCCGGCAAATGGCAAGTCGTGCCGTTCGCGCCGGATCGGGGCGCTGCAGGATTGGGGATCGACTTCAAAGCATCCGACCAGCCAGGAGAATTCACCGTCCCGGCCGGTGTGACTGAGGTCGATATCGAGAGCCGCGTTCATCTCAAAGCCCCGCAGCAAAGTGGCTGTGACCTGAGGATCATGGTCGACGGCGGCGGCGGGTTCAAAGAAGTCGCATTCGGCTCCACGTTCGGAGACGAGGTGAGCGTGAGCGCTGAAACTGATGCTCTGCCTGTCGCCATCGGAAGCCGCATTCGCGTCGAAATGAAAGCCGGAGCTGGTGGCGTTGTAGACTCATCGCCACAGATGACCAGGGTGATGTTCACTCCGAAATGACGCCTCATGGGCGTTTTTTGTCAGTTGAACTCGCTTACTCTTACAATTCGGAAATTCCTGATCTGAGTTATGGAATACCGTTCGTCCGGATCCTCCCTCAATTCCATCCCTACTAGGTCAGGGGTCCCGTCATCCGGGCATGCAACGAGTATAGTTCCTGGATCAATGAGCGATCGGTTCATCTCTTTAATCGCTGCTTCGAAGCTGTCGTTCTTAAAATAGATAACGGCCAGGTCGTCGGTAGGCGGTTGAAATCTGTAAAGCATTTTCTCTGCACAGGTTGCGAATGTTGGATTTAGGCTAAGCCGCTGCGAACGCGGCCGTCAACTTCGAAAGTCTCGTTCACCTTAAGGGCTCGCTTGCGCAGCTCATTTTATTCTCCTGAAAGACACCCCGTGAAACCCAAGCTTACCCTGAATCCAGAATGGATCCTGAAATTATGGGCCGCGCCAGCCCCCCGGCGCGATAACCCTGTTGTCATCCAATTGAAGCATGTGGTCTCGGTGATATTGGGGAGGGTCAGCGGTATCTGCGTTTTTCCTCAAACCCATGGTAGAGGTAATGCCGACGAGGGTTCATGCCCGCCGCTTTCACATCTGGGTTGATCGATAAATAGACATTATCGTCGAAATCGCGCGGTAGTCTTACGGGGGAAACTAATATCGGCCAATCGAAAATGCTATTGCTGCGTACGTCTTCGTCAACAGAAGTAGGCGAAAAGCCGGTGATCCAAGCACAAAAATTCCAGGAGAGCTGGTCGCGCTTGGAAAACCGAAGTAGCTGCGAATGCCATTCGAAACATGTGTTCCGCATATCTGCGCTGTTGTGATCTCGAAGCAAGAATGGGTTTGTGTTTAGGCCGTTGTTAGCTGGATATCCCAGACTGCGATATAGTTCCATCTGCCGATCTATGATCTCCGGATCATCATAGCGTCGAATTTTGACCGCATCCGCCTCGGCATAGACGCAATTTCGCTCGGAGTGACGGAGCGATACCATTTGGTCATCTTTGAACCGATCGAAGATTGATGATGGCGATGATTTCAACCTTATGGTGTTGTCCATGTATAGGCTGCGCTCGTATTCTGGAAGGAAAAGATGCGGCAGTTGTTTGTAGCGTTTGGATAGCCTGGCGGGGTCGATCGCTGGGCTATTCACAAGCACAAATCGCCAAACGCTGGATTTGAGATCTGGATCATCGGTGAAACAAACATAGTCCACGCTTGGGTCGCCATAGTCAGAGTCAGCAAAAAACTCTGAATATCCAAACATGCATGTATAGACTACATGCCTATTACCAGTGGCAGTCATTAAACTTACCTTTTTCGACCTGACGTTGCGGCAATCCTTCTTACAGGGCCGGTTGATCCTTCTGCAAAGAAAATCGCAATGATCCACGCGAAGTTCTTCGCGGCGGTCCGCTCCCCGCTGCACCGTTCCACAAGGACAACCCCATGAAACCGAAACTCGTCCCGCATGCGGGTCGGGTGCTTAAACGTTCGCTTAGTCTGCGGATGATCGAGGCTTTCCTCGTGATTACGCTGTTGGACTTGGCGGCGGCGGTAGCACCTTCGCTCGCGGCGTACCTTTCGTTCAATCCGATCTGGCTTCTTGCTGCTGCGTCCATCTGCGGATCGCTGGCATGGGCTGCACGATTCATCCTTCAACCAAAGATCTCAGGAGATCGCGATGCCGATCAATAAGCTCCGCGCCACGCCGCGCGCAAAGGCGCTTATCGCCTCTATCGTGGCCGTCACCGTCGCCGGTTATGTCGCGATCTTTCCGGGGCAGCCGAAGGTTCATGACGACGTCGCTCTAGCGATCAGGACCGCGATGCCGTGGGAGGGGCGCCAGCTCGTCGCCTATCTCGACCGAATCGCAAAACCGCCAATCATGACCGTCTGCGATGGCGACACGGACGATGTTCGGCCCGGCCTCGTCGAAACGCCGGCCGGCTGCGACCAGCGAACGGCCATGAAGATGGAGAAGCGGTATCGTCCCGCGCTCGTCGCTTGCGTCGCTAAATGGGAGGAGCAGCCGCTATCCTGGCGCGGCATGATGCTTTCGCTCTCGTGGAACATCGGGACGGGTGGGGCTTGTGGATCGACCGCAGCCAGGATCGTCAATGATGCGACGCGGCTGAACAAGCGTCCTGATTATGTTTCCAGCTGCATCGCGGTTACAGCCTTCAACAAAGCTGGCGGTCGAATGATCATCGGTCTAGCCAAGCGCCGCGAGATGGGTGACGCCTCGCGCATTGGCGAAGGTGAGCTTTGCGTGAGTGGCCTCTGATGTTCGGCAACCTCTCAGACATCATCAAAATCCCGGTTGCCATTCTGATCGGAATTCTCCTCACCGCCGTTGTGCTTATCTTTTTTTACGAAGGCCTACGCCTGCCTATCGTCGGGCAAGTGATCGATGGTCGAGTGCAGTCGGCGGCGAAAGTCGCCACGTCCCAAATGGTGGCCAAGTTCGAGCGCGACTCCTTGGCTTTCCAACTAGCCAAGGAGAGGCGCGACCGCATTCATGCGGAGCAAGTGACCATAGAGACATCGAAACGCGCTGATGTGGCTCTCAGGGCCAAGACGGACGCAGAGCAGGCGCTTGAGGCGCGGATCAAGGCCGACACAGACCCAGACGGCGGCCGATGGACTGAGGAAGACGAAAAATGGAACGCAAAGCGCTGATCCTGATACTGCCGATCGCTCTCGCCCTCATGAGCACCAAAGGGTGCCAGACGCTCGATGCGCGAATGGAGAAGGCGGCCGAGGCGCAAGGTCAAGCGCAGGCCTCGTCTCCACTGCCACCGATGCCGGACGCGTGCACTGCTCATGTCGCCCGCATTGTTCCCAGGGTGGGCGAGAAGTTCCGTTGGATCAATCAGCGATGGGAGGTCACCGCTGATAACCGCGACCGCCAAGCCGATGATTGTGCGGCGTGGGATAGGGATCGCCGGGAGGGACATCAAGACAAACCACAATGAGTCCTCGCATCCTCTTCACTCTCTTCCTGCTATCGGCCGGAACGCCCGCATGCGCGATCACTGCTGGCCTCATGTCCATTTCCCACTGAAAGAAACGAGATGACGCTAATGGACCCCACCGCAATTCCCGCCAACCGTTTCAACGAACTGCCGTCCGAGACTCAGGAATTTCTCTCCCAGCTTCGGGAGGATGATATCGAGTTGCTGAAGGACGGACTTGAGCTTGTGCGATCGACAAAGACCGTAGGGCGCTTCATGCGATGGGTTATCCTCGGATTCCTCGCCACCATGGTCGGCGCCGTGTCGTTCTACGAAAACACGCTGAAAATAATCGCTTGGTTTCATACCCAGAAGTGAGAGCTAAAGCCGAGCTTCCAAAGCTGCTGCCAAACGTCGTTCGAGTGAGACATCACGAACGAAAAGCATAGGCTTTTCACCCCTACCCTCTATGTCCCGAGATCCTCTAACTTATTGCCAACGCAAGGAAATGACGCTCCGGCATGGGGCACCACCATCCGGCGGAACAGCCAAATTTCACCCAACAAAAAACCCGCACAGAGCGGGCCTTCCGATTCGAACGTTTAATTGGCTG